CTTTACATTTTTCCATAGTTACCTTATCCCTCCATTCATTTATCGCTGACGATTGCGGAATTAAAACCGTTTTTAGCCCCCCTAAAAAAGCATAGCTTTATGTTCGGTTTCATTTATTCGTGCGAACATAATGCTTTTTACGCTAATCCCATATTCATCACATATCGTAATTTCTCTTAGTTGCTCGTCAGGTATTGAATTTAGTAAATCTCTTAACTCAATTGCAACGGATTTATCCATTACGAATGATTCAGCCGTGAATTCTAACAGATTTGCTAATTCTTCATGGTTATTATTTTGAATTTCATTCGAATTTGAAATATCCACAATACGATTAACTAAGTCTTTATGTTTTTTTGGCAAATTAAATTCTTTAGAATTAAGATTATAGTATCTAGAAACATATCCGTTGAACCAATCGACAATGGTTAACATTTCGTCATTTGATAAAAAAATCGGTTTCCTATTTTCTACATCCATCACTCTTCCTCCTGTTCCAAAGCCCATTTCATGAATGAATTGATAACTTGAACTTCTTGATCTGGTGATAACGATTCAAGAGCTTCTTCTGTTTTTGGGTCTTCATAAACATAAGTTATCCGCTCTAGAGCCTCGAAAACACTATCGCCATCACAACGACCTGTTTTGAGCCACCCCAGTACTTGCTGCTGATTCTCGTTGAGTTGCGGTTGACTGCCGTATTCTCGGATGTGCCTAATAGCATTTTTTAGATAAACTTCTTCGGTATTTCGATCTTTATTCCCAATCAACACTCGACCAATTTCTTCAATTGCTGCATCTAATAACTCACTCACATTCATTCCTCGCCTTCTGCTATTTCCACTTCTTCTGCTGAAAGAAAACTAGCAAGACAATTTGCATCACAAAACATATTGTCAGTTCCATCTTCAAACTGGAAAAACTTAGCTATCATAAAATTGTCTCTAACCGTTAAATATGATTGATTAGTCCATGCTCCATCATTGAACAATGCGTTGCCACAATTAGCACAGGTGGAACTTTCTTTCTCAAAATTCGGATATACCATAATCTTTTTCCTTTCTGCTATTTCGTCGGATTACCAACTAAACCCATCGCCAGAACTTTACGAAATATATCCTCAACTAATGCAGCAGGTATATTTGATCGCTCGTTATAGTCTCTACTAAAGCCAGACTTAAACTCAACTTCATTCGGGATAATATCTTTTTTTAGGTCTAAATCTATATTGCTCTTGAATTTAGTAGGTTTTTTAATTGGATAATCGTAATTGTTGTAATAAGTGAGATTCTCATAAGGAATATCAAAGCCTAGAATCTTTTCGATATATTCCCACAAACGGCCATGAGCCGGATTCTCTATGATGTACACTTTTGGTTGATATCGTTTGATGATTTCAATCGTATTAAATGCACAAAGTTCGCCATTTATTCGCGTCAATAATGACTTTTCTGGCTTGAATTGATACCGATCGTAGTCACTCCTGTATCTGATAGTAAAGCGAGACAAAGGCACTTGCGGCTCAAAGAGTCCATCTCCCTTTTCTTGTTTCCAACAGGCATTTCCATTATCCATAGCACTTGCCACAGACCAGGATTCACACGGCGGACTTGCAATGATAAGATCTGGATTTGGCAAGCTATCTAAGTGATCGAATAAAGTATTATCTCCAAACAGCCTAGAATAATCTGCTAAGTTCAGATTGATAAAATGATTACTCTTGTTCTTGCGGTCAATTCCAATCGAATAAATCTCAATATCTTCAAACTTTTTTGCAGCTTTTGAATAGCAACCATTTCCGCTGTCGAATAGCGCCCAAACGATCATTAGTGTCCTCCCTTCAGTTGGTTATTTTGGTGGATAGTGGAATCATTCGTTGAACGTTCCAACCCTCTTTTGAGCATACTCACTGAATTTTTCTAAGGTAGTGCCTTCTTCTTCACAGACTTTAGCAAGTTTCTTAGCATCGTAACCAGTATCAACTGCCAAGCCTTTTTCAAAACTCCTATACCTAGTTAATGTTTCTTCTTTTCTTTCCCAAACTCTTTCTTCTGCATTCATCATCAATTCCTCCTAGTTGTTTACTTCTTCCGACTACTGACTCAATATCTCGACCGTTGCACCTGCAAAATTGCCTTTCTTCAAAGGTATCTGCAATCTGCATGCTCGATCCAAAGTCCATTTGTTCAGCCCTGACATCTCTGCGGCTTCACGCTGTGTGCTGAATTCTTTGACTTCACCATCTGGAAAAGTAAATCTGACTGGCGTTGAGTTGTATCTATTTTGCTTTGGTCGATCGTAACTCTTTCCCCACAAAGCCTTTCTCAAAACTCTGATTTCGTCTTCGTCAGCACCTGGCGTATTAACTAACCTTTCCAACCGATATAAATCTTCTTTGTTAGCCATCATTCCACCCTCTTCATATTTCGCAATTTAACTACTGTCCGATCGCTGCCAAACGTCACAATAGCTGAGTTCTCAAGTACTTTGACACACACTGCTTTAAAAGGTTTTGTAAAACGTTCGGTCACGCACCAATACTCGATGCCTGCTTTTACTCTCCGTTGCTTTCTGACTACACGTGGCGGTGGGCTATACTTACCGTCTTGTACGCCTGTTACTGTGTCTGCTAGTTTCATTTTACTTCCCCCACTGGTACTGCGAATGCCCAATATCTTTCATCGATTGCTTTTATTTCTGATTCAGTAAATGTTGATCCGCTTGTAGTATTTTGAAATATCACTAAATCCCCATTATCAGTTTTAGTTAGATATGCGCCCCATGATGTTCCGGAAAGTTCAATTTGATATAGTGGTTCTTTCTCCACCTCATACTCACCTGTCACAAAAGCTTGAACTGCAAGGAGATATCTTCTGTCATTTTCTTCTGTGTCGTTGTCGTACAGCCATTTATTAACTTCATCGCCCAATTTATCTGCACTATCATGCAACCATTCTTCACTAAAAATATCAGATGCACATTTACCTTTATTTTCTTGAATATATTTATCTAAAAACTGCGGCACTGTCACTTTTGGTTGTTCAGCTAGCTGTCTAACCTTGTCTACAATCATGAGTTTTTGTTGAATCAGCATTCTTTCCGGACTGTTGTAATCCAAATCTGAATAAGTAATTTTTTTAATGTCATCTATCAATTCTTGTTTGTTCATCTTTACTCCTCCGCTCCATTTCTTCAGCTAGCCATTCTTGTTGCTTAAGCAATCTCTCGACATGGCTGTCGGTCACTTTCTTTCTCCATACTAGGTCCTTATCCGACATGTTTCTGATTTGGATTTGTGTTGGCGTCATAATCTCACTCCTTAAAATGGAAGGTCTTGACTATCAATATCGATAGACGAGTTGCTGAATGGGTCTGCTTGAACGTTGTTGCGGTTTTGTTGAGCGTTGGCATTATTAGTCGTTTGACTATTTGAAACGCCGCCATCTTGCGTATTTTGGCTCTTGCGACCAGTTGTGAAGCTAAACTTATCCGCCACAACTTCTGTTACATATTTTCTACCGCCTGAGTTATCTTCGTAGCTGCGTGTTTGGATTCTTCCGACAATTAGAATTTCGTCGCCTTTTCTGAAGTAGTTCGCAACTGTTTCAGCAGTTTTCCCCCAGAACACGATGTTCACCCAATCTGTTTCTTTTTCGCCATTGGCGTTCTTAAAATCACGATCCACTGCAATACTTGTTGTGCCCACTGCTTTACCACTTTGCGTATATTTAAGGTCGATGTCCTTGCCTAGTTTTCCTTGTAAAGTTACGTTGTTAATCATTTCGTTTCCTCCAATATCTCGATTTCAATTCTTGGGTAATCCTTGTCAATTTCAAAATCATCTATAAAGCCTCTTATCTCGTTCCACCCGTCATTTTGGATAATGCCTGCTTTTTGCATACCGTCCAAAATTGCCTTTTTAGCAAAAGCCACATTGTCTGGATCCTTCCGCTTGTTTTTGCAATACCATGTAAAATGGATTTTTATCGGCGTTTGAACTTTAAGCCCAGCTGCTTTTGCTTCCAAAAATCGATACATGATTAAATTCGTATCAGCTTGCTTTACTTTGTTACCGGCCAACCTGTTGCCGTTTGTTGCTTTAATATAACTATTAAGGTCTGTTAACTCTCCTGGTATCGTAATAATCAGAACATTCCCCTCGCTTTCAAGTATCGTTGTGCGATTTGTTCTTTCGTTTCATTGCCCTGCATGATCGGATGTCCTTGTTTCTTTTCTTCTTCTGCGACTTCGATTGCTACCCATTTTGCTTCCTCGGCCTTATCTAGCATTCCGCATTGCTCAAAAGTCTTAACTTGCGATTCAATTGTTCGAACCAATTCTGATCGCTCAAGGCCGTTTTCTTTGAAGATAGTCAGATATGTTTGTCCGTCCATCTAACCTCTCCATTCGTCAAAGTCTACTGAGAAATCCATAAATTTCTTGTCAAAGATAAATGGCGCAACTCCTGTCATGCCTTCTCTGTTTTTGGCTACATCGCATCGAATTTTGCGACTGTCTTTGTCGTCAGCAGAAAGCAAGAGTGTGACATTCGCATCTTGTTCTAATGATCCAGACTCTTTCAAATCACTGAGCATTGGTCGTTTGTCTTGTCGCTGCTCGACTGCCCTGCTTAACTGTGCTAGCAACACAATGGTGATTCCGTAGTCTGTTGTGAGCTTCTTCAACTCTCGTGTGACTTCGTTCATCACTTGACGCTCATTTTTGCGAGTGTCGTTAACTGTGATAAGCCCTGCATAGTCTACAAACACGACATACTTCTTATCACTCAAACGCTGCTTTATTGCGTATTTGATATCGTTCAAGTTTGAGTACTCGGATGTATAGACACGTAGATCGAATGTATTTTTCATTTCCTCATAAGCTTTGCGTGCCTTGATTTTATTTTCCTGCGACAGCTTGTCCTTACCCACGAACAGAAGCGAGTTGATGTGTGTCTCTTTTGAAACCAGTCGAGTCATTAGCTCGTTTTGGCCCATTTCAAAAGTGAAAAAGTCGCACTGTACATTCTCGTTATCTGTAAATAATTTGTGCATGATGTTTAAAGCAAATGCCGTTTTCCCTGTAGCTGGTCTTCCTGCTAGAACAATCAACTTGCCCCCAGTTAATCCACCGCCAAGAAATGCATCTAGCGGTTTGTATGTCGTTAGAACATCGCTTGGCTTATCCAAGTTCTCCGAGAATTCAGAGAATGCTTTATCCAACTTGCCATCAGACTTATTATGGTTCACGTCACGCTTTTCTTCTAGCAAGCGTGTTAACTTATCGCCATCTGTCTTAGAAAGCGTCTCAGCGTATTTTATGGACGCTAAATGCAACTTGCGATCAAGATAATCATTGTGTATGATCCGTGCTAGTTCTCTTTCAATTCCAAGCTGATTCGCAGAATTCTTCAAGATGTCTAATTCATCTGCTGTCCCTGCTTTGAAGTAGTCAATGGTTCGCATTTCTCGATGGACCTGTTCGGTGGTGTATTTCATTCCACGCAGTCTAGTCATTGACTCTACAATCAATTTGCACTGAGAACTTTCAAACCATTCTGAGTCGATATCAATATTGGTAATGATTGATGGATTGTTTAGCATTTCAGCCACAAGTTTCAACTCATTGTTCATAGGCTTCAGACAACCTCCTTTGAGATTCAGCAATTTCATCGGAGATTGAAGAATTAACTTGTGGACGATATTCATTCAAATAATCATCAAATTTATTTCCAAAGAGTGTTGCTGGTCTTAGGTACTTATTCATTTCTTGGTTGTTCAACCATTGGTTTGTTTTCACATCAATTACTTTTTTGAAATCATCTAGTCGTTGACCTTCATTCCATCTTGCTTTGATCAGGTCTTTCCATTTCTGAGTAACTTTGAATGATTTACTTGTTGCTTCGTTCAAGTATTTGATGATGTCGCTATATGGTATTTTCTCTTTATCTATATCTCTTTCTTTATCTAATTCTTTATCTATATCTGTACCGTCACGTGACGTCACGCTAACGTCACGCTCTAATAGAAGCTTTTCTTGTTTCTTCCGTTCACGATATTCCCTGTTTCTTATGGCATTTTTCAACCTTACTTGTTCCATGCCTTCAACGTTTTGATGCTTTTCCCAATTACTAATTGCTATCAAACCATCGTTGTTAAGGTCGATCATGTTGAAACTAGCTAAGGTCGTCAGCGCTAATCTAACTGTGTTGACGTTTTTGCCAAAAAGGGTTGCTAGCATTTCTTCTGAATAGGGCATATTTCTTTGTATATAGATCAATCCATCATCATTAGTCTTCCCTGCTAATACGAGAAGTCTTATCCAAATGACTAAGATTGCATCTGACTCAGGAACAGCTTGAATTAACCTTATTTTTTCATCATCAAACATTGTCGTTTTAAGCTTAATCCAACTTATTTCTGCCACGTTATCCCTCCTCTAAATCAACTGTCACAATGTATTGAATTTGTCTCATCGGTTTTTGATCAACTAACTTGGTTGTGCTAATTTTTTCAATATTCGCAGCGGTTCCCTTGCCGTTAGTAGCCAGAAAGGCATATGTCATAACTTCAAGAAAAAGCTTATTGTTTGGTGATAGCTTACGGTGCAAAGCACTATATTTACTGGCTATTTCAAGTGATTTTTCGCGTACCACATTACCCCTCCTAACTGCGGTCTTTAGCAATCTTCTTCAGATGTTGTTCAAGTTTCCCAATATTCATGTTTAATTCTCTTGGATACTCTCCTCGATTAATTCGTAAAACAATTTTTTCAGTAAAAATGTATAAAGAATCTTCTGTCAGACCTAGTCTTTTTGCACGAATCCAAATTCTGTAAATCTTTTTGATTAACTTTCGATTGAAATAGCCTTTTTCTTTTCTAACTTGCTTGTATTTAGATTCTATAAATGCTCTCCATCTGTAATTACTCAATGATCTAACCTCCAATCCGCAACTTTTTAATCTCGTCTTGATTTAGTTTGATGCCAATAACGTGATACTTGTTTTTAAACTCCGTAATTCCTATTTGATGCTTCTCGGTGTGATGGGTTCTGCAAAGTGCTGCAAAAGTAAATTCTGTGTGATCAACTTCTTTCCGCTTTCGTCTTCCCAAAGCTTTGTCAAAGTGATCGATGTCAGCGTTCTTTTTACCGCAAATGCAGCAGGTTCGATTCATTACACATTTATAGAAAAAGTACTGTTCATTTTGTGGCGGAATCTCATAACCTTCACGAAACGGAATGTCATTTGCGAAGATAAAATCTAGTATCAATTCATCTAATGTTGAGACTTCATCGACTGTGTTCTCCGATTGATTCGACAAGCTGATGTTCTTCCCTGTGAAGTATCGAAATTGCCAATAAAACACGTCTTTCAGGCTCTCTAATGGTTCGCCAGTGTAAATGTATATGTCTTGCATTAAAGCGAATGTGAAGCGTCTCTGTTCGACTGTGAAACCTCGTGGGTCTTTGATGAATATTTCCGCTTGTCGCTCGCCGTCATATCCGTCAAAGATTGTTTTGAGTCGTTCGATGTTTAGCGACTCTTTGAGCTGCAAAGTGACTTTATCTCCATCTACATTTGTTATTTTTGCTAGATACGAAAGATTGTTCATTTACATCACTTCTCTTTGTTTTCTTGAGCAGCTTTCATTTGATCAATGCCGTTTTGCGTATACTCTTTTAGCAACTCATAAAATGATTCGTTGATATCCTCGAATTTTCCAGAATAATTAAAGTGTGCCAAAGCTTGATTCTCAAATGTCTTCGGCGATCGTTTCAGCAAGCTTGATGCTTCTTCAAACAACGATTTCAGTTCTTCTAACTGCTCTTTACTGGCTGATGGGGATTCAGGCAAATCTTCACCAGCGTAGATATACAATCCTAATCCAAACATTGCCAAGTTCTTTACTAGGCAGCGCATTATCGTTTTGTTAATGTCAAACATGGTAGCTGAATCAACTCTTAGACCTTTGGCTTTCTTTGTGTCATAGGTATACGGATTAGCTTTCATCGCTTTATTAGCTCCGTCCATCACTGGCAACCACATTTCGTGTGTAAGTCCTTCGATTGTGACCTTCGTAAAAACCATATAGCCAGTGTTGGGATCAAAAACATAAGGAAGGCTATTGTCGAATTTTTCTATTTCGTACTCCGCCGTTGGGAATTTCTTTTTCACTTCTGCCCATGCCCACGCCCAAGAAAGATAGCTGAGCTGTACACTTCCTGTTTTCTTCTTTTCAACGTGGTTATTGACATCTAAGGTAAACAAGAAGTTAAATATCTCGTTTTGCTTTTCAGTAAACTGTGCACTCACTTAAATTCCTCCAATCTTTGATCTAACCAATCTGCTCCGCTGACAATCCGTAATTCGTTCATAAGCAATGATGATGGTCCGAATTCCTCGACCATGCTTAGAAAGTTTTCTTGCTGTAAGACAAACTTAGTACGTTTCAGTCCGTTCTTTCTGTAGCCTATAAACAACCAGTCCGCTGAGTGTATGGGCGTTTCGTTGTCGTCTTCATTCCAATGCGCCGATGGATCAACTTCTTCTTGTGGCTCATCAGAATGGATATTTGGGAACACATGACTGCTTTCGTCTTGAATCAGGTTGTCGTAATCTGTTGCGATATAATCTGACATCTTCCCACTCCTCTCGATATGTGGTAAACTTAGGTAAATCTTTTTTCGTAAGACTCTATGCTTGCAGGCCGGAGTCTTTTTTTGTATGCACAAGGTATTTAGTTAGATGTTGGATGAGTCTAAATATTTGTCTGTCGTCAAGATAGATAGCCACGGTTTCTTTGTCCTGTTTATTTTGTGCGATCAGTACTAACTCTCCGTGTATGTCCTGAAGCGAAAGCTGTGATTCGTTTCTATGCACTTTGTCCGTTACACGTACGACTTCACTCATAAATTCCCCCTCCATTTCTTCATCCGTTCAATATTCTGCCTTGACTGAATCAACGGCTTGTTATGCTTGTGCCAGCGGTCAGCAATTACTTTGCCGATTTGTAGTGCTTCAGCTCTAGTCATACCGTCTCACCTTCCTTTTGCTCTTGTACTTAAGGAATACTCCGTATGGTCCGGTATCAGCGCTTAAGAAAACCGGCCCTTTCTTTGCGACAAGGTTGATGTCGCCATCCACCGTTTCTAAATTGAGAAATACTGGTGTTTCTGTAATTCTTAGATACCAGATGCAGAATTTCTTGATCATAGTTTTTCCTCCTTGAAGTATCGATCGATCAAAGCGATCGCTTCTTCTTTTGTTGAGACAGTATGCTGCATCGTCGAACTGTTTGTTTCTATTGAGATAGTGATTTTCATGCTGTTCCTCCTTTTGTAACCACATTCTTCAAGCGCTTATCCTCCAAGTTGATGATTCGAGCTACAGTTCTTCTGCTTATGTTGAAAGCACTAGCTACACTTTGATACGTCATGCTCTCTACATGAACCAGATGCATGATTGCATTCTTTTCACGCTCTGTAAGCCGCTTCCCTGAAGCAATTAGCCCATTATTCACAGCATGCTGTCTATTCTGTTTTGCAGTCAACCATTCGAGATTAGATAGTTCATTGTTCAGTTTGTTTCCATCAATATGATTGACCTGCCATTTTGGCTCTCGCCATCCCAAAAATGATTCTGCAACTAACCTATGAATCTGTTTCGTTTTAGTTACGTCTTTCAACTTAAGGTTTACGATCTCGTATCCCCAACTGTTTACTCGAGTTTTTAATAGCAAACCATCGTTGATTAGACTTTTAACGTTTCCTTTATCGGATACTTGATAGTTAAAATTTGTTTCGCCGTTATCCTTGATAAATCTCCATTGCTCCAATATTTACACCTCACTTTAATAGCTCTTGAAAATTATCTTCCAAAAACTTCTTGGTCTCACTTGCCAGGAAAAGATAACTGTCCTTTCCCCCGGCTGGGTATTTAACAAATCCACCTTTTCGAATATCGATCTTATTCCTATACTTAGGATTGTTAAGCAGATTTTCCAGAAGCCAAGTTCTCTTGCGGTTGACTCGTTTCATCACATCTGATAAGGTCCACCATTTGCCCAAGTCGTCCTCAATCTTCAAACGTTCATACTCCGTCTTTTCAACCAGAATGTACTCTTCAGGGATTTGGATAACTACATTCGCCTTAATACACTGATCCATAAACGCTCCTCCTTATACAGCTTGTTTGTTACTTAATAAGTCAGAGATTGGAATCTCTAAGTAATCAGCTACTTTTAGAAGCTTGTCCACTGAAGGTACTGACTTGTTCCATTTAGAAATTGATCCATTGCTAAAATCTAGATCCATTTCAATTTTTCTAATTGAAACACCTTTTGCTTCAGCTGCTTTTTTCACGCTATCGTAAAACAAATTAAACACCTCCCGAATATTTTCTAAGAAAAACCAACTTTGATATTGACACAACACAGAATATATTCTAAACTAAGTGCATAGCAAATAAACCGCACGGAACATTGGTAAAACTCCGAAGTGCATATACAAAGATGGTTATTTCTGATACCTTTTTTAGCCGCCAAGCTTAGGTACACTTGTAATATACCACAGAATATTTTCGGGGTCAACAATAAAGTGCAGAAATTTTACGGAGGTATTTTTGTGGGTATTTACGAGAGAATTAAAGAGATAGCAAGGTTGAAGAACATTAGTATAGCGCAGATTGAAAGGGCTAATGATTTATCCAATGGTTCAATTAGCAAGTGGTCTTCCAATGCACCATCGGCTGATAAATTAGCTAAAGTTGCAAGATATTTAAACATTAGCTCAGATTATCTTCTGGGAATGACAGATCAAATGAAGGATTCTAATGGAACGCCTATTGATTTTGAAGATGAATCAACCATACTTACTTTTGACGGTAAACCTGTTAGTCACGATGAGAGAGTCTTCTTGAAATCAGTTATTGAGTCATACAGAAAAAATAAAAAGTGAGTTGATATAGTTGGATTCAATTAGCCCCCGTCTTCTATCTAAGCTCCGTGAGCTAGATATCGATTTAATATTTACCAAAATGCAACGACGAGGATTTTATTGGCCAAAGGAACGAGCTATTGTAATTAACGAGACCATCCTTGGAGCCAATGACGTCAATTTCGAGATTGCACATGAATTAGCGCACGCCTTGGAAAACCATGATACCTATGGCGTTTTATATAAAAGAAGTTTTGTTTGGAACTCCAAAATAGAAAGTGAAGCTAACTTGTTAGCTGTAAAAATGTTGATCGATGTGTATCTTGAAGAAAATGATATGGAGTTTGAGCAACTAAATTCTACGAAGTTTATGGAATATTACGGAATAAGAAGCTGCCTTTTTGAAGAGGTGGATAAAACGTTGAGAAGTAATTTTTCGCATTAAAAATAGCACACCTCCCCGTCCAAAGATTGGTGTGCTTTTAAACAAACAATAAGCTTATTTGTCATGCTTATTGTATCAAAATCAAGGAGTTGATTCAATTGGCAAGATTAGTTAAACGAGGAAAAAAGTGGCAATACGAGATTTCATATAAAAAGCCAGATGGAACATTTACAAAGATGAGAAAAAGTGGTTTTGCTACAAAAGGAGAAGCTTCTGCCGCTGCCGCAGAAATGGAATTGAATTTAATAGGTGGATATCAACCTATAGATAAGGATAAATCTCTTTACAACTACTTTAAAGAGTGGGCAGAACTCTACAAAAAGAATACAGTGAGTGCTGTCACTTACAGTCGATATCAAAATACACTTTCAAACATTGAAAAATATTTCGGAGATACTTCCATCGGAAAGCTGACCAGGAGTAAGTATCAAAAGGTTTTGAATGAGTTCTCTGAAACTCATGCTAAAGCTACTACAAAAAGGTTTCACACTCATTTAAGAGCTTGCTTAACAGATGCTCTTGCGGATAAAGCTATCCTAAACGATGTCACTTACAAAGCAATAATAACTGGCGCAAAAGAAACGAAGTCAAGCGATGAGAAATTCTTAAACTATGAAGAATTTAAGTTATTAATGAAAGAAACAGAACTTCGACTAAACCCTATTTACTCTTCGCCTTATATGATCCTAGTTGCTGGAACAACTGGACTTAGATTCTCCGAGCTACTCGGATTAACTTGGAGGGACATTGATTTCGAATCAAAGGAGATTATCGTAAACAAGACATGGCAATATAAAACTGGCGGTGGTTTTGGACCAACAAAAAATGAAACATCGAATCGCACTGTGGATGTTGATGACCACACTTTGAATATATTGAAGAAATACAAATTACAGCAAAAAGAGTTGCTATTTGCTAATAAAATCAAAAATGAGCATGACCTCGTCTTCTATAATCTATCTAACGGACCTATCACTCCAGATGCTGCCAACAAAACTCTCAGGAAGATTCAAAAACAAGTTGGTATAAAAAAACCAATAACTTTTCATGGCCTAAGACATACTCACGCATCTATATTATTGTATAGAGATTTGGATATATTTGTTGTCTCCGAAAGATTGGGTCATAAAAACACCTCAGTCACTCAAGAAGTTTATGCTCACGTATTGGATGAGATGAGAAATAAAAATAGATCAAAAATTGTTTCTGAGATAGCAAGTTTGTATGCCTGAGTGGTGCCAAATTTTGTGCCAAAATTATAGTTTGCAATCAAAAGCTAACGGCTCCTTATGATATTCTTAAGCAGTTTAGATAGCTAAAATAACTAAACGATATCTACCAAACGTTCTCCTGGAACGTTAT